CAACAAGGAGATCAAACTGTGTTGACCAATGCTCGGTTCAAACCAGAGTGTGCTGAAAGAAGAAAGGTGATGGAAGATATGTACAAAATGGGATTGGTTTGTGTTAGTCCCGTGGAAGATAATGTGAAGGATGAATTACGAAGCATTACAAAAGCTGATTATCCACGAATTTTTATGACACATGAAGCTGAATTTTCTGCTCTAGGAAGAAAATATTTCTCATCTATGATTGAGAATGGGTTACGGTCGAGAGATAAACTTGGTATAACTTTGGGAATTAATTGTTTTGATCCCGCAGAATGGTTGTGGGTTATAAAAGGTCATAAAATTAAAAATCCGAAGTTTCAAGTTGGAGATGTGAAACATGCAGATAAAGATATTTATGAACGTTTAGCACGAATACTTCAGGAACGTATGGTTGTATGGCTAAAGAAAAGAGGAGTTATTACCACTGATGAAGAGTTTCAATGTTGTTTAGGAATTTTGTCTGATGTCTCAAGAACAGTTACCATGATTCATGAGAGTCTTTTATTAAGGATAAAATCAACTATATTTTCATCAGGATGTTTTATCACTGCATTTTATCAGTCATTGTTGTATACGGTTGCTGCTCATTTAGCTTTTCAAAGTGGTAACAAACGTTTACTTCATATGACAGAAGAAGAGAGATTGGTTTATCTAGATGAAGTCTGTAAAGCCAATTATAGACCAACCCCTATTGTTTTACATCAGGGTTTTGCAAAGGACACACAGTTTGTAAGTCGAAAGAATGGAGATGATTTTGCTAACATGGTAGCACCAGAGTTTTGGTGGTTCACATGCCATTGTTTGAAATATGAACTTGCGACTTTTGGGGTTGAAATAACTCCTGCTCTTAAAAAAGGTGATTTTAAAGATTTTTATCTTTATCATGAAATTGATTTTTTGAAGAGAAGATGGGAGTATATTGAAGGCCTTATTAAGTGTCCATTGGATATGGATGTTATTTGTGATGTGTTCAATTGGAATGCAAATACATCTATGGGAAGAGAGGAGTATTACACCATGAAAGGTGATTGGGCAGCTCTTGAATTGTCCCAATATGATGAAGAAACATATAATTGGAAAGCTCCG